CCCAGTGGCCGAGTCGTCAGAGGAACGTCGCTAGACGCGGCTACAGCCAACGTCAGCGCTCCTGCCGCTAATACCGCCGCAACAATCACCGTTACAGCTGTAGCCGCTAAGAAGCATAAACTCGTAAAGATCGGCTACTCCTACAACGCTACCCCGACCGGAGGAAACATCAAGGTCGAAGCTCCTGCTGGTACTGTTATGTGGACTATGGACGTGGGGGCGTTGGGTGAGAAGCTGATCGACTTCGCTTATCCACTCGCTATGCCTGTCAATACGAACATGGTAGTGACACTAGCGGCTGCCGGGGCTACAGTAACCGGTAAGCTAAATATCCAGTATCTATCCGAATAGCCATGTCTTGGAGCTACTCTCCCTCCCTGTCTGTCGATAAAGACAAAGTTAGATTTCTGATCGGAGACGTCGACAGCACCAACCAAGTAGTCCAGGACGAAGAGATTCTTTGGGCTCTTACAGTAGAGAAGAACGTCTGGATGGCAGCAGCTGCTATAGCGGACGCTCTTGCAGCTAAATTCCAGAACGCCAACGTGGAGTCGCTCCGTGCTGGCGAGCTAGAGATCGTCTACAAGAGGATCAACGATCTCCAGAGCCTATCAAAGTCCCTACGTACTAGAGGGATGCTCCACATGCTTCCATCGGCTGGGGGGGTCTTTGGCTCCGACCGCACTAACTACGAAGAGAATACCTCTCTGATCCAGCCGTACTTCCGTGTCGGTATGCACGACAACACGGGGAACTAATGCATGCCGATGGATCCCGCTCTTAAGAAGCTCTTCATATACGAGATTACTCTAGAGCCCTACTCGGGCCAAGACGGCTACGCTAAACCGTCCTACGGCACAGCCAAGACCTACAAAGCCCGTATTGAGCGCACGCGGACAATGATCAGAGCTGCCGATGGTCACGAGGAAGTCTCCGAGCGTCGGATCTTCTTGGACACGACCGACACGACGATTACGACCAAAGACCGTATTACGCTCCCGACGGCATTTACTCCTACCAAGCCGAAGATCATAGACGTTCAAGTCGTTAGCGATCATAAGGGAGTACACCACGTAGTTCTATTTACGTAACGTAGCTATGGCCGCTAGGATCCGTAAACTCGTTGATCGCGGAGGGGTAGCTATCTCTATTCAAGGCTTGGATGAGGCTATTCGTGTCTTAGAGCGTCTGAAACGCCACCCGGAGAAGCGCTTGAAAGAGACATTTCGCAGTGAGGCCGGGAAAATCCTGAAGAGGGCCAAGTCCCTGACGCCGGTCGACACTGGCCGCCTGCGTGACTCAGGTCGCCTGATAGAAGTCAAGGACGGGATAGCTATAGCCTTTGGTGGAATGATCGTCCGAGGCGTTGACGTGGACTATGCGGTCTACGTGCATGAGCGTACCGATCAGCACCACAAAGTAGGCCAGGCGAAATTCCTGGATCGCGCTGTGAGAGAGGCTAGGGGCCGTGTGGGCAAGGCTATATCCGACAAGATGAAGGCCGATATCGGAGCGGAGATCCGCAGAGAGTTCTAATGGCAGTCGTCTTGGACGATATTGCTAGCTACCTGCAAACGCAGGGCGTCGGCACCGTGGGGACCGATCTGTTCAAAGCGATGCTCCCTGACACTCCGGACGCTTGCGTAGCTGTCTTAGAATTCGGTGGGGACGAGCCTGTCGATACGTATTCTGTAACCGCCGGGACCATCAAAGTGGAGCGCCCAGCTCTACAGATCATATGTAGAGCTGCCCAGGACGATTACTCGGCAGCTCGGACCAAAGCCGAATCAGCCTATAAGCAGTTGCACAATCTGGGGCCTGCTACACTGTCCGGGACTGTTTATCTAGGGGTGAAAGCGAGAGAAGCCCCATTTACTCTGGGCCGCGACTCCAACGGGCGTTGGCTGGTCGGTTTCAACCTGTCTGTCTGGAAAGAGCCCAATGCGTAGCCTTGAAGCATTGACAGACAACGGTAGCTTCGGCTACTGTAATATCTGCTATACTGACGAATAGCCATGGTTACTTTGGAAGCTTCCAAGGTCAAAGAGCTACGCGACGGCCTAGCCGAGATAGTAAAACTATTTGATCAGATATTAGCCGATTACGCGGCCTTGGGCGGCTGTACGCACTCCGACCAAAGGGACATAACAACTATGGGGGCCGACAACGTTAGGAAGCTACTCTGTGTGGATTGTGGGCAGCTTCACGAGATCCCCGTGCCCGAATGGAGCGGTGAAGTAAATGCCTAAAGAGCCCAGAGAGCCCAAAGAGAAGGAGTCGGACCTGTCGAACCTGTCGAACCTAGACGAGCTGTTTGAAGTGCCGTCTCGCAAGACCAAGAAACGGTACGTGGCCGTAGTTGGGATGAGTAACAAAGACGGTAGCGTACAGATCGAGCCTGGGGATTTGGTCCCGGATGGCTTTAGTGGATCGTTTGATTGGCTCCTCGCTCAGGGGGCCATTAAAGAGGCGGACTAATGGCCTTCTTTCACGGCAAGGGAAGTCGCGTTCTAATCCACGACGTAGATCTCTCTACTTACTTCAGTAACCTTGATCTAACCAAAGAATTAGATGCCCCAGAGACTACTACGTTTGGCGATAGCGATCGAGAATTCATTTACGGTCTACGTAACGCTACTGCTTCTCTCAGCGGCTTCTACGACGGAGCAGTAGATGCGGTGGACGAGGAGCTTAACGCTGCTTTAGGGGCTACCACTGATCGGGTCGTGACCGTTAGTACAGTGGGCTTCGTTATTGGAAATATCGTCTACATAGCTGGTAAGATCGAGACCTCTTATAGCGTCTCTTCTCCTGTCGACGGTGTCGTCTCGATCACGGCCGACCTCCTAGCCAACGGGGGCTTCGAGCGCGGCCATTCATTTCATAACTTAACCGCCGAGACGGTCACTGGTACGGGTGCGTCGGTCGATAATGGCGCTGCGACATCTAACGGGGGCGTGGCCAACCTCCACGTAACGGCTGTGTCTGGGACGACCCCAAGCTTAACGGCGAAAGTCCGCCACTCAACAGATGATGCTGTCTTCACGGACCTGATCACGTTCACAGCTGCAACTGCTAGAACAGCAGAACGATTGTCTTCGACCGGTACTGTCAACCGTTATGTCAGGGCTGAATGGACCATTTCAGGGACCAGCCCCAGCTTCACTTTCATGATCGGCTTCGCAAGGAGATAACCACGGAGGTGTGCGTTGGCGTTCAAGCATGGTAAGGGAACAGTCTTCAAGGTTGATGACAGCGGTGGGACGCTGCGCGACATCTCGGCGTTCGTTACCAACGTGGATTTCGGGCGAGAGCTAGACGCTCCCGAAACCACTACGTTCGGTGACAACGACCGGGAATTCATCGTTGGCCTGCGCGGCCACAACTTTTCGATCTCTGGCATCTGGGACAACACGGCCACGACCGGCTCTGACGCAGTGATCTCTAGCTGGTTCCAGGGCACCCCGACTGCGGTTACCGCCACGTTTGAGTACGGCCCTGAAGGTGGGGCGGCAGGGGCGATCCGTTATACCGGTGAAGCAATCCCGACCAGTTATAGTGTGTCGTCCCCTGTCGACGGGGTAGCTACTTTCACGGCTGATTGGATCGTGACCGGGGCGGTGACTAGAAATACGTTCCCGTAAAAAGATGGGCCAGCAATGGCCCTCTTCCCAGTTGGTGGCCCTGGCTTGGGGATGATTCTGGAGAGAAATGTATAAAGAGATCTCGTTCGACAGAGCACGTAAGATGCGCTACACGATCAACGCTATGCGCGAGCTTGAAGGTCGGCTCGGCATCGGTGTGGCGTCCATTTTTGACGTTGAGACCCTGAGCTTCGACAAGATCGTTCATCTAGTCTGGGTGGGCCTTCGGCATGGCGGGGATCGTAAGCTGACCGTCGACGAGGCTGGTGACCTGATCCAGGAGCACTGGCTGGACAAGGGCCTGGAGCTTAGGGAGCTTATGGACGCTGTGATCGACGCTATGAAATTGGCTGGTATCGTCCCGAAGGACAGAGCTGACAAGCTAGCGGAGGGTGACAGCGCCTTAAACCCTCAATAGACGACGAACGTGGTGGTTATGAGACAGTCTCTGCTTGGCTCGATGAGGCCGAGCCCTTTGCTTTCGGCGTAATCGGCCTACGCCCGTGGGAATTTTACGACATGACCTTCGTCGAGTTTCAACGAACAGTCGAAGGCTACCTGTGGAAGAGAGAAAGAGATCGTAGAGACACTGCTTGGGCACTGTCCAACGTAATTAATGCTTGTGGTTGGCTGAAAAAGGGTCATAGAGTCAAGCCAGACGACTTCGTTCCTCCTGTTTCTTCAACCAAAGCTAGCAACGCTTTCTTCAGGCTCCTGATGGGGGTTCCTAAGCCCCGATCTCTCGGCCCCGTTGGTCCTGTAAAGGATCAGTAGCCATGCCTACTTCACCTAATATAGGGATCTTAGCTATATTAGGGGCTAGCTCTAGTAGCTGGGTCAAGGGCATGACCCAGGCCCAGCAATCAGTTTTCCGTTTAGGCTCGGCGCTCCAGTCAGTAGGTATTAGAGCCTCGGCTGTCTTTGGCGCTCCAATGATCGGAGCGATAGTCGGGGTCACCAAAGAGTTCATCAAGTTCGAATCGGCATTCGCCGGCGTCAAGAAGACTGTAGAGGGTAACGCAGCTGAGCTAGCCAAGCTGGAGAAAGACTTCATCAACCTAACTAAGGTCATTCCCATGTCCGCTGCTGAGATCGCGAAGATCGGTGAGGCGGTCGGACAGTTGGGTGTCCCGATAGAGCAGGTAGCTGAGTTCACCAAGGTTGCAGCTGAATTAGGGGCTACCACTAACCTGTCCGGCGAGGAAGCCGCTAAGACGCTGTTTGCTTTGATGAAGATTATGCAGCCTGTCGGCGTCACCATTAGTGATTTGGGTGATGCTATGGTCCATCTCGGTAACAAGTTCGCTGCCACAGAGGCCGAGATATCTGAATTTTCCGTCCGTCTTGCCGGCGCTGGCTCGCGCTTCGGGTTGACTACTACCGATGTTCTGGCCCTGTCATCTGCTATGGCTGACCTGAAGATCAACGCCGAAGCCGGCGGTACTGCAATGTCTCGTGTTATGGACAGGTTACTTGTGGCTGTTGCTAGCGGTGGTAAACAGCTGCAACAGTTCAACGCTGTCGTCAGCCATACTGGTAAGACCCTTAATGAGCTTCTAACCGAATCTCCACGCGAAGCGCTAATGGCTCTCTTTGAGGGTTTAGGTAAGACAGGCGGTGCTGAGCTTACTAAGCTCTTGTCTACTCTATTTGGTAGT